CGACAAACTTCTTCGGTGTGAACCGGTACGCCTGGGGCGGCTGATGGCTCTGCGTTTCATCGGACAGTCGCCCGTCTCCGCCACCAGCGCCTACTCGGCGGTGCCGGGGCGCACGGTGGGCACCGTGTCCGGCGTGACGCTGCAAACGTCGATGCAGCCGCTGTGGAGAGCCAGTCGCAACCAGACGGCGGCGTTTGGAATGCTGGCCGGGCAACCGGACGGCACAACGCACCCGTCTTCCTGGCTGATGGCGCTGCAAGCCGGGCGCATCTCGTCCCGGTCCACGCAGATCACGTTCAGCGCGGCCGCATCGGGCACGCTGGGCCTGCCCGCCACGGGCTCCACCAGCATCACCTTCACGGTGCCGCCCGCCGACCTGCAACTGGTGGTGTCGGCCTCGGGCTCGAGCTCGATCACATTCAGCACCACGGCGGACCTGGCCGGCGCGCTGGCGGCGCAGGGCTCGACCAGCATCAGCTTCACGGTGCCCAGCGCCACGCTTGGGGCTATTGTTGATGCCATCGGCGCTGCGCTGGTCCAGTTCTCAAACAGTGCCACGGTCAGGGCGACGGGAAATTTGAGCGGCGACATCACCCCGTTCACCGAACTCAGTCCGCAAAATTTAGCGGCGGCGGTATGGGAAACGATTGCCGCAGACTTTAACGAGACAGGGACGATGGGTAACAAGTTGAACCTTGCTTCGTCAGGCGGGATAGACTACGATACGCTTGCGCAAGCTGTGTGGACTTATGTGAGCCGCACGCTAACCTCGGGCAGCAATGACTGCCTGACCCTCCCCCAGTTCCTGGCTCTGAAGGACTGATGATGGCTAAGTCGCCTGCCTGGACCCGCAAAGAAGGCAAAGCCGAGGCTGGTGGCCTCAACGCCAAAGGACGCGCCTCCTACAACCGTGCCAACCCCGGCAAGCCTGGGCTCAAAGCCCCGCAGCCTGAAGGTGGCCCGCGCCGTGATTCATTTTGTGCCCGGATGAAGGGGATGAAGGCTAAACTCACCAGCGAGAAGACGGCTAAAGATCCGAACTCGCGTATCAATAAATCACTTAGGGCGTGGAAGTGCTGATATGGAATCCTTGGTCTGGAACACAATTCTCACGGTCCTTCTTGGCGTGGTGGCATATCTCATGATGTCAAAATTTGCTGAACTGGACAGGATCAGTATCCTGCTCAACAAAACCCGTGAAGAGATTGCGCGGGATCACATCACACGCGCAGAGTTCCGGCAGGACATGGGCAAGTTGTTCGACAGGTTCGACTTGCTAGAGAAGAAGTTGGATGGTCTGCGCGACCGCAGGGCACCTCCGGGGAACTGAAGTGCCTGTACAGTCCGAGAAACAGCGCAGGTTTATGTATGCTTCACTTGCAGGCAAGACAGATGTCTCGCCCAGCGTAGCGAAGAAGTTTGTTGGTCCCAAAGCACATGCCGAAGGAGGCAGTATGAAAGAGTCCAAGGAAATGATGAAGAAGGAAGTGGCCTTCATGAAGAAGAAGGGCGCTCCAAAGTCCATGATCAAGCACGAGATGAAGGAAGCCAAGGGCTACGCCAAGGGCGGCGGCATCGAGTCCAAGGGCAAGACCAAGGGCAAGATGGTGAAGATGATGGGCGGGGGTAAGTGCTGATGAACGCCGCAGAAGCCAAGCGCGAGACGGATTCTCTGGCTAAGCGTCACCCCAAGAAGGGGATTGACGGCACCATCCCGCCCGAGATCCGTGATCAGTTGATGGAGCGTCGGCGCGAAAAGATGTCTCCTATGGCTCATGGCGGCATGGCAAAGGGCTACGCCAAAGGCGGCTCCGTCCGTGGCGGCGGCTGCGAACAGCGCGGCAAGACCAAGGGGAGGTTCGTGTGAGGCCTTCGCGTGGCATGGGTGACATTCGACCTGAACTGAAGAAGCGCCGTGACAACACTGACTTCCTTCAGGGCGGGAAACGCCATGCCCGCAGGGACAACACCGATTTTACCGAGTACGCAGAAGGCGGACAAGTGTACGCTGAAGGCGGACGGGTGAACGAGGCGGGCAACTACACCAAGCCTGGGATGCGGAAGAGCCTTTTTGAGTCCATCAAGGGGCAGGCCACCCAAGGCACCGCTGCAGGCCAGTGGAGCGCCCGCAAGGCACAGCTTCTTGCCAAGCAGTACAAGGCCAAGGGCGGCTCGTACAAGGACTGACATGAAGGCCCCGCAGCAGAGCTTGAAGGACTGGACCGCGCAGAAGTGGACGACCAAAAGTGGCAAACCTTCTAGCAAGACCGGCGAACGCTACCTCCCCAAGGCAGCTATCGAGTCTCTTACACCTTCAGAATACGCTGCCACAACCAAGGCCAAACGCGCAGGAAAAGCCGCAGGCAAACAGTTTGTCAAACAGCCTCCCAAGATTGCTGCAAAAACCGCAAGGCACCGATAATGGCAACCTCCGGCACCGCTACGTTTAATCTCGACCTCAATGAGTACGTCGAAGAAGCATTCGAAAGATGCGGTGCTGAGTTGCGCACGGGTTATGACCTGAGGACAGCACGACGGTCGTTAAATTTGTTGTTCGCAGATTGGTCGAATCGCGGCATAAACATGTGGACCATTGAGCAGGGCCAACAAGTCCTGACCGCTGGCACAAACACCTACACGCTGCCCGCCGATACGGTGGATCTGATTGAGCATGTGATCCGCACGGGCGCGGGTAACGTCTCTACGCAGACTGACCTGACAATCACGCGCATCTCAGTTTCTACCTATTCATCCATCCCAAACAAGCTCCAGCAGGCAAGGCCGATTCAGGTTTACATCAACCGCCAAGCAGCAGCGCCGCAGTTCACGGTGTGGCCCACGCCTGACAATTCTCAGACGTACACGCTGGTGTACTGGCGCTTGCGCAGGATTCAAGACGCTGGTGCAGGCGGGACGTACACGCAGGACATCCCGTTCCGTTTCCTCAATGCGTTGGTGTCAGGACTTGCCTACTACCTGTCTATGAAAATCCCCGGTGCGATGGAGCGGATGCAGGTGCTAAAGGCGCAGTATGATGAGGACTGGCTGGCGGCTTCTACAGAAGACAGAGAGAAAGCTGCAGTAAGATTTGTGCCTCGCCAACAATTTATCTCGTAGTTTGTTCAATGTTTACTTGTTCTAAATGCGGCGTTGAAAAAGAGCCTACGGCGTTCCCAAAAAAGGGGCGTTGTTGTAAGGCTTGCAAAGCTGTTTTAGACGCTGCATATGTGGCAAACAACCGTGATGCAGTTAGAGCCAGGAAAAATGAATGGCAGCGCACATCACGTGCCTTAGTGCGTACTGAGGAAGAAGACTCTGCACCTGCAAATGCCAAAGCACTTGGGCAAAAAAGGTATAGCACCGGCGAACCTTGCAAAAAAGGGCATGTGGCTGAACGTTTGGTTTCTAATCGTGGTTGTGTTGAATGTCAAAAAATACACCTCCAGGCATACCGCGTTTCTAACCGAGATGAGCTTCTTGCCAAAAAAAGACTTTACGCAAAGAAACGCACTAAAGAGCAGCCTGAATTGGTTCGTGCTATAGCAAAACGCGTCCGTGAGTCAATGAGTGAAGAGCAAAGGCAAAAGCAAAATACGCAGTCAAAAGAATGGCGCAAGAAAAACAAAGGTAGAGTGCTTGCTTGGACACGTATGCGGCAGTTGGCAAAAAAGCAGCGAACTCCTGCATGGTTGTCAGACTTTGATAAACTAAAAATAGAGTGCTACTACTCAATTGCCGCAATGCTGACGCGGGAAAATAATGAGTCTTGGCATGTTGATCATGTTTTACCTTTGCAAGGTAAAAGCATGTCTGGTTTGCATGTTCCAAACAACCTGCAACTTCTCCGTGGGGAAGAAAACTCACGGAAAGGAAATCGGACATGAGCAACCGCTTTGCAAACGGCGCAAAGGCATTCGGTTTCTGCGATGTCTGCGGGTTTCGTTTTGACCTCAAAAAGCTCAAGAATCTCGTAGTCAAAACCAAGCAAACACAGATCAAAG